ATTATTGAACAGATTCTTAGACAGACAGGTAATGCTTATGATCCTGAAGCAGTTAAGAAGGTAACGATTGCTATGGGTGTAAGAAAATATCTATGGAGACAAGCATGGTTGTTTAATATCATCTGGTTCTTAGGATATGGTATTCTACTAATAGTTAACAGACCAGGACAACATCCAATGCCTGACATGATCTGGCAAGGTTAAATAGTATTTTACAAAAAGGTATCAACGATGACACTTGACACATTGAATTTTACTGTGTACTCAAAGCCAGGTTGCCCCTATTGCGAAAAGATAATAGAAGTGCTAGAATTATCACAACTCAATCATGTTGTCTACACTTTAGATAAGGATTTTAATAGACCTAGTTTCTATGGAGAGTTTGGAGAAGGAACTACGTTTCCTCAAATTGTATTAAATGGAAAAAAATTGGGAGGATGCAGTGACTCAATCAGATATCTCCAAGAAAAATCAATCCTCTAAGTTACCTATAAATAGAGGCGTAGAATTAATACTAGCAGGAGGAAGACCATCCAAAACTCGAAAGGTCAAACCTGTAGGTATCAGGTTTGAGAGAATGATCTCTTTCTTTAAAAGAGAAATTCATTTTACTTTTGAGTTTTCTTTACGCATTAACAAAAAGAAGACCCGTGGAGGAGCATCATGGAAATGACCATAGTAACCTTGACACTTACTACAACAGTGTCCTTACTTGCACTTTTGGTAGGAGGTATGATAGGATGGATGGCCAGACAGCATTCTTATGAGACAACACCACAAATTGTGTACACTCATCCAGAGATGTATGATGAAAATGGGAATATAATTCCCGATGAAATTTTAGCAGTGAGGTTTGAACAACATGACACCAGCGAAGAAGCAACCGATGAGGACGACGATTAAGAAGGCAAGTCCTAAACCTAAACGTCAACCACCAAAACCAATAGAAGATCTTCCAACCAATCCATTTACTTTTGAAGTATTCTCAGTTGTATCTAAACAAAGATCGAATGCGAAGAAAGTAGAAGCATTGCAGAAGTTTGAACATGATTCCTTGAAAGCAATATTCATATGGAATTTTGATGACAGTGTGATTAGTTTACTTCCACCAGGAGAAGTTCCTTATTCTAGTCTTAAAGATGAGCAGAATACTAGTGGTACTTTAACTACTAATATTAATCAGCAAGCCAATAATATGAGGTTTAATGATACTACCAATGCTAATCAAGGACATACTACTCTTCGTAGAGAGTGGACAAAGTTATATAATTTCATTAAGGGTGGTAATGATTCATTGAATGGTCTTCGTAGAGAGACTATGTTTATTCAAATTCTTGAAGGTCTTCATCCATTAGATGCAGAGATTTTATGCTTAACTAAGGATAAGAAACTGCAAACTAAGTATAGGATTAGTAGAGAGAATGTTGAACAAGCATATCCTGATATAGAATGGGGTGGTCGTTCATGAAGTTACTACATGAAAAGTGTGAAAAGGATAAGGCGGCTGATAAGAAGTTGCCTTCTGATTCTTTTATAGTTTCATATAAAGTTGAAGAAAAAATCAACTATGATATTGTTAGAAGTAGATCTCCTGTAGAAATATTTGATCATTATTATGATAAGTATAAGAATGTTGAAGGTATTGTTTGGACAAGTGGAACTATAAGTCCAAGAACATTTGATAATGTTAATCCACAAAAACCAGCAAAGAGGAAGAGAAAAAAATGAACGATGATGAAATAAGAGCAGCAATTTATCAAGGTATTCGTGACGAAATACAGGAGGGTATTAATGAATATGTTGATCAGAAAGAGGAATCTAAGAAAACTGGTCTTGGCTTTGCAGAAAATGAAGATGAGAAAGAGTTAAAGGTTAATGTAGATAAACGTGAGATAGAAAAGATACTTAAAGAGTATAAAAAGATAACTAAGAATCAAAAATCTAACTTTGCAGAGATAAAGAAACTTAGTTTACTTGACCAGCACGGTAGACAGTTATAAAACTGTATCACATAATACAGTTTTACTTGACTAAATAATTGAAATGTGTTAGTATTAACACAACGTTCAACCTCTTAGGAGGTCGCAAGTAAGCCGACTCGGAACGGAATCGTTCATCCTTATGGAATTACTTCTCGCTAGTTTATTAACTTGTGAAAGTGCTCAACGTATTATAGACAACATTGAACTCTCAACTCCTCACAGAGAAGAGTTAGTTGAAGTAATACAAGAGAACACTGAGAAGGGATGCTTTGAGGACGCAAAAGCCGACTGAAGGAACGGGACAAAAATCCCTACTACTTTGGAGAAAGCCAATGGCAAAAGTCACTTATCGTGGTGTCGAGTATGACACTGAAGACTACAGAAAAATGCTCATAACAGAGCATGACCAACGCAGAAACCATGATCTCATGTATCGTGGAATCAAGGTTAGAAGCAAGGCAATCCCTTGCAGTTGAGTTTAAGGGAGGGTTATTGCGACCCTCCTTTTTTTATGTTATAATAAATAAAATGAAAATTCACATGGATAAAGGAAGATTAAAACTAATAGTTCATGACTTAGAAACATTAGTTGAAACTTTGAAGTCAGAAATTTATTCCGATGTAGATGCCTACACAAATTCTAAAGCATTTACTGGAACAAAAAATTATGATTCTGTTCATGATGACGATGATGGTTACCCTGATTAAACTATGAATGTAAAACTTGTTACTGTTACTCCTGATGCGGAGAAACTTATGGCTTATGTTGCCAGAGTATCTAATCCATCCAATCAGGATAATGAAAAATTTGCTGGACTCTTAAAGTATTGTATTAAACATCAGCATTGGTCTGTGTTTGAACAATCTTCTATGACACTTGAGATAGAAACTACTCGTGCTATTGCTGCACAAATATTACGTCATAGAAGTTTTACATTCCAAGAGTTTTCACAGAGATATGCTGCTAGTACCGCATTAGGTAAGATTGATTTACCAGAACTTAGAAGACAAGATACAAAGAATCGTCAGAATTCTACTGATGATTTAGATCCTGAAGTAGTAGAGACATTGAATCGTCAGATTGAGACTTTATTTACTGCATCTACAAATCTTTACAGTCAGATGTTAGAAGCAGGTGTTGCTAAAGAGTGTGCTAGAATGGTATTGCCACTTGCTACTCCTACAAGGATCTACATGACTGGTTCATGTCGTTCTTGGGTTCATTATATTAATTTGAGGTCTGCACATGGTACTCAGAAGGAGCATATGGAAATTGCAGAAGCATGTCGGAAGGTGTTTACCGAACAGTTCCCTGCAGTCTCAGAGGCCCTTGAATGGGTCTAAATAACTTTACACAGATTTACAATTATGCCTACCTATCCTGTAATACATAAAGAGACAAAAGAGAAGAAAGAACTCTCTATGACTATGAGTGAATACGATACATGGAGAAAGGAGAATCCTGATTGGGATAAAGATTGGCAAGCAGGTGTTGCTGGTTGCCATGAAATGTTCAAGTGGTCAGGAGAAGCAGCATCAAGTGGTTGGAATGAAATTCTAGATAGGGCATCTAAACAACCTGGTGCTAATGTTAGAAAGAATCGTGACTATAGTTTTTAATTATGCCAACTAAAAAAAGGAATGGGAATGGCAATTCCTCTGGAATTGGCAGTATGAGTAATAAGCAACTCAAAAGAAAGAAACCAGTTAACTCTGATGTGATGGTTGATATCAAACCATTAACTAAGAGTCAGGAAAAGGTTTTCGATGCTTATAAGAAAGGAAAAAATATATTTGCATATGGTGCTGCTGGTACTGGTAAAACTTTTGTAGCATTATATCTTGCTCTTAAGGAAGTTCTAGATCAGATGAGTCCTTATGAGAATGTATATATTGTTCGATCTCTTGTATCTACAAGAGAGATTGGGTTTCTACCAGGAGATCATGAGGACAAGTCATTCTTATATCAGATACCCTACAAACATATGGTAAAATATATGTTTGAGATGTCAGATGATAGTGAGTTTGAAATGTTGTATGGTGCATTGAAAGGACAGGATACCATTAAGTTCTGGTCTACATCATTCATCCGTGGTACTACACTAGATAATGCTATCATTCTTGTTGATGAAATGCAAAACTTGAATTTTCACGAACTTGATAGTATAATAACTCGTGTGGGAGAAAACAGTAAGATCATATTCTGTGGTGATGCATCACAGACTGACCTTACTAAAACCAATGAGAAGAATGGAATCTTAGATTTCATGAAAATTATCTCAGCAATGGAAGATGACTTTGCTTCTATTGAATTTGGTCTTGAAGATATAGTTCGTTCAGGACTTGTCCGTAAGTACCTCCTTGCTAAACTTGCCTTTGGTATGTAATGTTTACCTTTGTTGATCATTTAAAAGAAGAAGTTGACCTTGAAGCACAAACTATAGACGGAACCAGATTCTATAAGGTTCCATCTGGTAAGATGTATCCTTCAATAACTTCTGTGACTAGTTTCTACAATCGTGAAGTCTTCGTTAAGTGGAGAAAGAGGGTTGGAGAACAAGAGGCTAACAGAATTACCAGAGAGTCTACCTTTCGTGGTACAAAGTTCCATGATGTGGTAGAATACTATATTAAGAATGGAACTATTGATGGTTGTAGTATGCTTCCATCTACTAAATTTTTATTCTTACAATCGAAGGAAAATCTTGACCGTATAAATAACATACACGCATTAGAGAAGTCACTATATAGCGATTATCTAGGTCTTGCTGGTAGAGTTGACTGCATAGCAGAATACGATGGAGAACTTGCGGTCATTGACTTTAAGACTTCAACAAAGATTAAACCCGAAAAATGGATAGAGAATTACTTTGTCCAAGAAACTGCATACGCATGTATGTATTATGAAATGACTGGTATACCAGTCAAAAAATTGATTACTATTATGGTGGCTGAAAATGGAGAGTGCGTTGTCTATGAAAAACGAAACAAGGGTGAGTATATTAAACTTCTTACCAGGTACATTAAAAAATTTGTCGATCACAAAACAGGAGAATATGGATCCTAAAAATAAATTAGATGATGTAATAAAAGAAAAGTTTTTATGTCAATCAAAATTTGCACAAGAAATAGAAGGTCTAGTAAAGACCTATAACTTTAATTACATTGATGCTATCTTGACATTCTGTGAAGAGCATAAGATAGAGTTAGATGCTGTATCAAAATTAATTTCAAAACCATTGAAAGAGAAGTTAAAGTATGATGCTATTCAACTCAACTTCATGAAGAAAACATCTCGTGCTAAGTTGCCTGTATGAAACCTCTTGAGGTATATCAAAGTTACTTAGCATTCAAGAATCATTTCACCAAAGAGAAGTATGATTACTTCAAGTATGGTGGTAGATCAAGAGCATCAGAAAAAGCATTTAATAAAAGAAAGGATCGTTACTTCTTTGAGAGAATGTCACGGAAGAAGAGTGATGATGAGATTAAACAATTCTTTCTTGCAAATTTTAGTCAGGCCTCCGACTCTAATAATGTATGGATAGGCCCTATCATTGATGGTGGAGAGAAAGTATATGATCAATGGGTAGAACATAATGAGAATTTATTTGAGACTTTTAAAAGTAACTCAGAAGATATGATGGACAGTTATGATTACGATGAGTTCTTTGACTGTAAGAAAGGACACCCACCTATACTGAAAGAATACTTGGGTGGTAAACTCTCTATTGAAGAATTGGTAATCTATGATAAAATATTTTCATATAGTAAGGACTATGATAAAAAACTTTTAGATCCTGTGTGGGAAACCGTCAGTCTAAAGGTAAAAAAGTATAGTCCATTCCTAAATATTAATGTAACTGAGTATAAAAACTACTTAGTTCAACGTGTTAAAGAGAGGTATCACTAATGAGTGATTTTTTTAAATCTGACCAAGTTCAGAATAGCATTATGGAATTGACAATGCTCCAGCAGCAATTAGCTACTGAGATGCCATACCTTCCTCGTATGAATTATAATCAGAAGGTTGAGCATTTAACAACGCTCAAAACTTTTCTTGAGAAGCAGAAACTTTTTTTCTTTCGTATCTCTTTATCTAAAGATAAGGAAGCATTGCAAATGAAAGAAAGGTTAATGGAAGCTGCTAAAATGTTTGGAGTGCAAGATGAAATCAATACTATGGATGCATTCTTCAATAAACTAAATGACACTATAAAACAAATCGAGGCAAGTATTGACAAGTGACCTCTATCATAGTATAATACACACATATCCGAATTATCCTAATTAATCCGCATGTCATTCGCAAATTTAA